GGTATCGTTCCGTCGCCTGAGCCTCGGCCTCTGTGACTACAAGCCCATCGGCGACGGCTGCCGACATATCCCTGATGCTCTTGCCGCCGGCCTGCAACAGGGGATCAAGCGCGGCCCAATTGCGTCCGAAGATCCTTGCGGCCTCCGCGGCCCTCTTTGTGGGATCTGGCATCTTGTTCAGACGATCTGCCAAACCAGCAATGGAATCTACTGATGGGGCAAAGCCGTTCTTGGTGGCCAGCGCCAGGGCGGTTTCAACATCGCCCATTGAAATGCCAAAGTCGTCCGCAACCTGAACGATGCGGCTGAACTCGTCTGTGGCAATACCAGCAGAACGGGCCGAGTCGAGAATGGCCTTGTTGTAATCAACGACGGCTCCGATCGTCGCGTCGTAGGCTTTCTTTCCGGCGTAAACGGCAACCGTTAGAGTTCCGACCACAGCCGCGGCCTGAAGCCCGACGGTCTTGAGTTTTTCCCAAGTGCCAGCCGTCTTCTTGCTCTTGTCGTCCACCTCCTGCATGCCAGCGGCAAGAGCGCGAAGTTTCGCACTCGCCTTATCATCGGCTTCAATGAGGATCTGGATCTTGGAGGTGGGCACGTTACTTCTTCCTCAGCGAAAGGACACCCAGAACGATCTCCCATGATCGCGGGTTCTTCTGAGAGAATTCATCCTCATGGCCCGGGGGACGATCAGCGAAGGCTCTCATGGCGTCGTAGACTCGCAGTGAAGCTCCCATTCGATCAAGCAATCCTGCGGGCTGATCTCGCAATCCACCCGCCTCCGGCAAGGCTTGCCAGCTCTGTGCCTGCCAGGCCAGCGTCAACTCTCCTGGCGGCGGCCCCTTGCCTTCGGCGCAGTCTGCCGCCGCCAGGATCATTCCGGGGGGATTTCGAGCGTCTCCCCGATCAGATCGTCCAACTTCCTCGCAACCCATCGCACGACGGCCGGCTTCATATCGGCCACACCTAGCTCTGGAGGAAGCAGGATCCCGGCCTTCCACGCGGCCCGGAGGATTGAGCCATGATGCTCAACCGACGAGAGACGGATGGCGTTATCGCCGTCCAACTCCCGCTTGGCCTTGAAGAAGGCCTCCACATGCCGCTGCAGGATTGGATCGACAACCTCGACGGAGAGACCTAGCTTCTCGTTTTCGAGCTTCATCATGGCACGACGCTGAGTTCGTTGACGATTTTTATTTCAGCGAACGCGCTTTCCGTAGCATTGAATCTAGCACGGAAAGTTCCCGTCAGAACATCATTTCCATTTTCTTCTCCGAGCTTCTCAAACTTCTCCCACCGGCCAGCAAGGTCGATCCGCAGGACCTTAGTGGTGAAGCCGGTGCCGGCCGTCCCCAGCGCAGCGCCAGGGAAGTTCAGCCGCACGAGCTTCGAAGTCCCAGCGCGCCAGGCGGCCTTCTGGTCGCCACCGTGCGAGTCGTGTTCGAAGGTGATGTTCAGAAGGATCTCGGGCTGGGTGATCTTGGCGAAGGCGAAGTAGAGCTGACCGTTGGCCGCCATCACAGGAACCCATCCCGTCTTGACGCTGAGGTCCATGCCGAGGAAGGTGTTGGACTTGATCGTTCCGCCGAACGAGCCCGACACGGCGTCGATATAGAGAGCGCCCTTGGAGAACAGGACTTCCTCGACCGTCGGGATGGTTGGGGAACCTGCGAACGCGGCCGATCCGGACTGGCGCGCGGCCCAGGTCGCCTCCATCATCACGGCCTCGCCACCCTTGCCCGTCAGCTTGAAGTCCTGGACGAACGCATACTCCATCCGGTCGGAATACTGGTCATCCCCGCCATAGATGGTGTACGTCTTGATCGAGTTCTTTGAAGTCTTCGGGAAGGTGTAGGTATAGATCTTCCCCGACGCTCCGGCGCCACCGTCCGATGCACCAGTGCCTACCAGCTTCACCCCTCCCTCGAGGATATGTAGCACTTGCTCGAAGGTCGCCGGCGTGGACTCCATCGCCAGCATGGCTCCGAGCGCCGGCTGGTAGGAACGGTCAAGCCCAGAGATGTATCCCACGTCCTCCTCGGGGAAGGTCGTGACCCGCGTGTCCTCGATCGTGCCGACCCCACGCCAGTAGGTCGTCGCGTTGACGGCCGTGCCGGCGAGGGTCTCCCGACCCAAAGTGAGCTTTCTCAAACTTTTTATCCCGCTCATTGAAACATCTCCTTGCGTGAACTAACGACATGCGCTAGAATTGGGGCATGCCTAGGCGAAAGTTCCCGAGACGGTGCATCCAATGCGACGCCAAGTATCGCGGCGGCACCGGAAGCCTCATGTGCGCGGCATGCAGGAGACTCAACCGCGATTGCGCCATCTGCGGCAAGCCATTCGTGACTAAGCGCGTCTGTGACACGCTGACGTGCTCGCGCAAATGTGGGGCAGCTCTCAGATGGGCGAAGGCTTCCGAGAAGCGCGGGCAAAGACGCCCGAGGTGCGACAATTGCGGCGGGCCGATCACAAGAAAGAACTGGTCCTACAGTCGCCCTACCGTTCACCACTTCTGCAACACGGCCTGTTATCGGGCGTGGCCCAGAAGCATCTACAACCACCACCCGTCGGGAGAGGCCCATTCTCGATGGCGCGGCGGCTACGAGGGCTACTACGGGAAGTCTTGGCGCAGACAGCGCGCCGCGGCAAGGCAGCGCGACCGTGTTTGCCAGCAGTGTGCCAAGACCCCAAGTCAGAACGGCAAAGCCCTCGATGTCCACCATCGAGTCGCCTTTCGTGAGTTCGGTATTGCCCGCGAACTTGAAGCCCACGCCCTCTCCAATCTCGTCTGCTACTGCGCGTCCTGCCATCAACTAGTCGAGGCCGGCCGACAATTCGCCTGATGCCTTCGGCCTTCTGTAGAGGCCCGATGCGATCAGTCGTTCGTAGCCGTACTTCCTGGCTTCCGCGGCCGCCAGGTCCCTTGCCGGAACCCCTGGTAGGAAGTCAACCCCGACGTAGATCAGCTCACCGCCGACTGGATCTTGACGCCTTGGACGATGAACTGGATTCCCAGGGTCTTCTGTGTCGCCCATTCCATCTCTCCCCACCGGTAACTGATCCGGTCGAAGGTTGAAATCTTCCCGGCCCACTTCGAAGTCAAGTTCGACATCAGAAGGTTCGGGATACTGTCCACGAACGGGATGGCCAAGTCGTAGTCAAACGGTAGATCCTTCCGAGCCACATGAAGTTCGATGATGACATTGTGCAGGCCGGTCCTTAGCCCGGCCGGTGTCTCGATGTGTTCGCCATCTCCCGGATAGCCCGTGACAAACGGGAAATCACTTGCCTGCTCTGGCGGCGAAGCGGGCGCGAGCTTGATCCCAGACAGTGACCGGATGTAGGTCAGTGCTTGGGCGATGGCATCTCGAGTTTCATTCGCCATCTACCCAGCCCTCTTGCGGTACGGCTCCAGCATCAACTTCACGTCAGGATCGAGTGTGGCAATCTGCAAGAGTTGGCCCATCTCCGCGTTGCCGGCTACGCCGTAGGGGTTATCTTTACGGTGGAAGATGCGCGTGGACTGGATGATGCAGGCCTCGCGCACGTCCATCGGCGCAGAAGCAGACGTTCCGCTCTGATACCCGAACACGCCAGCGATCTTGACGCTCTTGGCCACTCCGACTGGCCAAGCATTGCTGCCCTGCGGCGTCACATGCACCTCGACATAGGGTGCATCGTTGTAAGGCCAGAGATCATACTCAGTGGAGGCCCACGACGTTTCATAGGTTCGATCGCCATCCTCGTCGGTCGTGATCGTCAAACTGCCCGAAGTGCCTAGGTCATGGATGTCGATCACCCGCGAGTCGATCGGCGTGTAGTACCGCGTCCCGGAGATCCCGTAGAACCAGCGCCGACAGTGTTTGTCGATGCTCCGGGAAACAGCAGCCACCACGCGCTCAATGACCGCATCCTGGGACGTTCCCATCCCAGAAGTCATCCCGGCCTTCAACTCGACGAGCGTGGCGTAGCCATTCGTTATGCTCGTATGGATACCCTCCGATAGCCACGCGCGCGCAAGGCCGCGCAGGGTCTACAGCGGCGGGCGAAGTAGCCATTTCTGAGTCGCTGCAAGGGGGCCCCCACAAGCAAGTGGCCGCGCTTGCAGTGGGTCTTCGCTAGCGCGCGCAAATGGGTCATCTGCCCGCCGACCCCCCTTCTCACATTTTCGGCCCTCGTCACGATCTCCATGTGGTCTGGTCGTACACACGAACGATTGCGGCAAAGATGGTCAATGGTCATTCCCTTTGGGATCGGACCTACAAGCGCCTCATAGAGAACGCGATGCGCCCGGAGTGGATTTCCCCTCCCGCCAGGGTTGACTTGGCCATACCCGCTGTCGTTCAGGCTGGCAGTCCACAGCCAACACCCATCACCGATAGTGAACTTGTTCATCATTCGCTTGAGGAGTGGAGTTGCTGGACGTGCCATTTTTACGTGGCGTTACCCAGACTTCCTCACGCGCCGCGTGCCGGCCTCGGCCTTGGTCTCTTCCTCGCCAAGGATCTCGACCTCGCCCTCGGCGGCATAGGCCCTGGCCATCTTCTCCGGCATATCCACGACGTCATCGATCTGCAAGACGCGCTCGATGCTCGTGATGCCTTTCAGGATGCGCACCTTCATGGTTGTCTCCCTTTGGGGGGAGCTCCCTCGGTGGAGAGCTCCCCCCTTCGGTATGCGGTTGTCAGGCGACGATCACAGGAGCCGTGGTGTACTCCTGCGTCGGGGGCAGCGACCGGCTGCCGCGGTAGAGCTCCGCGTGAAGCGCCACGATCATCACCGACGTGCCCAGACCGCCGCCGGTCCCGTAGACCTTCACAAACGGCTTGTCTGGATCGACTGCGGCGTCGATGATGAGCCCGATCTTGTTGGACGCGGTCGATGCCATCGTGCCATCCGAAGCCGTGACCTTGGTGTAGCTTCCACCAGTGGCCGCCGACTTGTAGACGGTAAGACGGATGGTGTTCTTCGTCGCTCCGGTTTGAGCGCCGTGAGTGGCGAAGACCCCAATCCGATCGAAGCCCGTGCAGTTCACAGCGATCGGCGTCACGGCCGCGCCCGTAGCAATCGACAGAGGCGCGCACAGATTGACGTACTTGTTTTCCTGATGGAGGCGATGCATGTCAGACCTCCTAGCTCATCAAGACGTGCTTGAAGGCTTCGGCCTGGAGTGCAGCCCCACCGCGCCGGAAGGATGCCAGCAGGCCAACCTGGCCGGTGCCGGCGTACAGCTCGACCAGACGCTGCACGAACATCCCTTGACGCTCGGCGATGGCGTAGAACTCGAAGTTCCCGAACACGACCGGCTTAAGCCCGGTCGTCATGGCGTCCATCTGACCAGAGAGGCCAACCGGGTATCCCAGGATTTCACGGGCTCCGAGTGTGGCACTGCCCTGCGGGGTCACGGCGAACGCGAACGGGTTACCCGTCAACGCCCGCAGCGCACCCAGGGTGGCGTTGCGCATGAATAGCCACGCCCCGTCGGCGTAGAACTCCCCGATGGAGTGGACCAGCGTGATCATGTTCGCGGCTGTCAGCGCGTTGGTACCCGCGGCCGTTAGGCCCGCGCCCGATGCCGTCACGGCTCCCTGCGGCTGATTTGAGCCGGAGCCCGTGAGGAACATGTCGTTCTCCCACTTGGCTTCGGCACGCGAGAACACGTCCGCCAAGAATGAGTCTCCGCCGCCCTTGTTGTCCGCCAACCATTCGACGGATGCCTTGACCAACTTGGTGTTGCGGTGGACCGTGATGACCACCTGGCCCAGGGTCGGCTCGTTCTCATCGACCGATCCCTCTTCGGCCGTCCGAACGAACGCGGTGGCCGAGGTCCCTTCCGTCGGGACCAGAACGCGGTCCAAGCTCGTCGGGATGACGGTCACGCCTGCGCCGCGGACAACCGACTTCTCGTCCCGCTTGGCAACGATGCGGGCATAGAAGTCATCGGGGACCGCGTAGCCACCTTCATCATCCGTCTGGCCTTGCATGGCCGCCCGGTAGGCGACCTGATCACCGCTCAATAGGTAGTGCCGGAACGACTTCATCTCGTCATCGGCAAACCCACGGTCGGTGACTTTCTTGATGGCGGGCATGTACAACACCCCGCCCTTCGTCGCTGGCGCTTCTGCCATCAACGCCTTCACGGCGTCAGCGGCTGCTTTGCCAGCGATTGCGGCGACCTGCTCTGCTGTCAGAGCGGCCGTCGGTGCCGGCGTTTCCACCAGCTGCACAACTGCGTCAGGCATTGTTCCCTCCGTATTGCCTTCCGTCTCAGCGTCCGTCTCTTGCCGCACTGGCGCGTCTTTCGACGCCTCTGCCAATGCCTCTGGCAACTGGAGGCCGGCCGCGTTGAACAGCATCTTGATGTGCTCGACCCCAAGCGTGCGCGGTTCTGCTGGGGTCGGGGTGAGCGAGTATTCCACGATAGGCCATCGCTTGATGAGCCCGTTCAGCTTCTCGACCAGATGGCCAGCGGTGCCGCTCGACCAACCCAGGAGGCCCTTATCAATCAGGCTCAGGACCTCCTTGGCGTACTCCTTCGACATCTCGATCTGGGCTTCGACCCAGACCCCGATGCCGTCAACCATCTCCCTGGACGTCTTCCCCAGAGCGTGCTTCACTTCCGGTTGAAGTGTGTGGTCGTAGAACACCGGCTTGGAAGGGAGCTCAAAGGCCCCCTTGAGATCCGTGTCTGCATCGAAGTGTTCCCCGGTCAGGTCCTTGCCACCGAAGATCACTCCGTAGCCAGCAACGGTAGCGATCCCGTCCTTGATGCTCTTCACGCGCACGCGCGCGGGCATGTGCTTGATAACCCATTCCTTCGAGACCGTCTGCCACTCTGACTGCGGCCCGGGCGTGATCATCCCGTCCTCAGCCCTCGAATAGGGCGCCTTGAAGTAGCCCTCATCGGAATGGACAATGACGTATCCCTCGTAGACTTCCTCGACCCAGGCTTCGTTCATCATGGCCTGCTGAGGCTGGAGAGCTGAATAGAAGGCTTCTCGCACAAGCCGGGTCTGCTCGTCCAGACTGCCAGTCGCCTTCTTGGACTTGTCACCCATGTGGTCCCTCCACATCGTGTTGCAGATGGCGACGGCCTGATCGTTCTCTCTGCCTTCGTCCACCATTATCGGGATACACCGCTCAAGCCAGTGGTCCCGCTCTTCGCCCTCTTGAATCTCGGGCATGTCCTACTCCTTTATGAACTCATCCACGGTCTTCTGCATGATCCGCTCAACCGCAGAAAGGACCGCAGGATCCTCAGCCACATCCTGCGCCGTCTTCCAGCCGGTCTCGTGGTGGTACCGGCTCTGCTTGGTCCTATCGTGTACCAAGGTAGCATACGTGGCACTGTTTACGATTGACGCGCGCAGGTCAGAAATCATGGACACAAACCACTTGGTATCCAGCCTCTGAGAGTTCGGGGAGATGCCCCGTCGGTAAGGAACGTCAATCACGCCAGCCTTTAGCTTGGCAAAGAACCCACGGCGCTGCTTATCCGTTTTGAACGGCTGCGGCCCACGTCTCGCCCTGGGATAGGTAGCCACTTTCCCCTTCACGTGCTCTGCCGCCGCCATCATCCCGTGCCGATATGCCGTCAAATTGATTAGCCTCTTGAGCTTCGGTCCCAAACGATCAACGTCGCGCAGCTCAAACTTGATATTCACAGGATGCTCTCGTGGCGCTCGCGGCACCGGCAACGCGGATGCGGGTCCGGTGGCCCGTCATAGACGGTGCCATCGGGATGGATGTATCCAGTTGGCCCACGCTCCTGCCCATCCAGGGGAGCGCACCGAGGACACACCAATTCATCAGCGGACGTCTCCCAGATGTCCCGGAAAGCCAATCCCTGCTCGGTCAATAGGTTCACCAGCGCGCGTTCCCCTTCGGTGGCCGCCCGGGTGACCTCAGTGGTCGCGATCATGTCCGCCCGGATCGGACCGAAGGCACCCTCGAGCCGATCACGTAGCTGGGAAAGCGTCTGGTTCTGGGAGAAGAAGTTGCCCACAGCCTCCCTTGTCAGATCCCTCTGTGTCCCCGTGAGCCCCTGAACCAGATCGTAGCCATACTGATTCGCCCACGTCACGGCGCGCTGATTCACTACAACCCAATCAACACCTACAGGCGACACCTCAAGCGCCGCCTCGGCCGAGGCCATGTAGACCTCTTGAAGCAGCGGTGTCAGAGCACCCGACATGAGGGCTGTCTGATCATCCCAGAATGAAGCCGGCAACGCGGCATAGTTGGGTGGATCACCAAGGGCTGTCATCAGTGCTTCCAAGGACTCCCTCCCGAGCCTGGAGGCTTCGCGTGCCAGCCTGCGCTCCCATGTGTCACGGTCAAAGTCAGGCACACCTACAACACCTCCAACAGGTGCAGCTCGGCGAACTCTTCGAACTCATCTTCCTTGATCTTCGGCCCCATGAGGACATAGCCGCCGCCGACTTCGCCCGTGACCAGTGCTGTGGCGGAAAGCGTAACGTCCGCAAGAGTGACAGCAAGATTCCCCTGAGCAATGGCGCCGACAACTCCAGTAGCCGCCAGTGTCACAGCCGCTAGTGTTGCTGCGCCATCCCCATCAACGGCGACTTGTGCTGATCCTGCCGCCGTCACTGCTCCGAGCGTGGCCGCTCCAGCACCGGCGACCGAGACAAGCGCCGTTGAAGCGAGTGTCGCGTCAGCTAGAGTTGCCGCACCATCAGCATCTACTGGAACTTGAGCAGTCGCAGATAGAGTAGCATCAGCAAGCGTTGCGGCTCCGTCGCCGTCCACAGCGACTTCCGCGGTGCCCGAGGCTGTGACCGCCGCCAGGGTCGCGGCGCCGTCTCCTGTGACCGCACCGGCCGAGGCAACAGTTGCAGTCGCCCCCAGCGTGACCGCGGCAAGAGTAGCAGCACCATCTCCGTCTACTGCGACCTGGGCAGTAGCTGCTGCTGTCACATCCCCTAAGGTCGCAGCTCCATCTCCGTCAACAGGCACCTGTGCCGTGCTCACCAGAGTGACATCCGCGAGTGTGGCCGCCCCATCTCCATCAACTGCTACTTGAGAAGTAGCGGCGAGGGAGACATCCGCTAGAGTGGCCGCCCCATCGCCTGTGACCGGAGCGAATGTGACGCTCGCGGTAGCGGATAAAGTGAGATCCGCTAGGGTTGCGGCCCCATCTCCATCCACCCCAACTTGAGACGTAGAGGCGAGAGTCGCATCGGAGAGTGTTGCTGCTCCGTCTGCATCAACTGCAACCTGAGCCGTGGAGGCTAACGTGGCAGCGGCGAGGGTTGCCGCACCATCTGCGTCTACTGGGATCTGTGCCGTCGAGGCGAGAGTGACCGCGGCTAGGGTAGCCGCGCCATCGCCGTCAATCGCTACAAGAGCTGTTCCTGCTGCCGTGACTGCAGCAAGGGTAGCTGCACCAGCACCGCTTGGCCCCGAGCTGTATTCGATGTGGAGCTTGGCGGCATGAGTTGTATCCCACTCATAGAACTGAAGCTGTAAATCACGCGCAGCATCAAGGGTGTGTTGCTCAAAAATCAGAACAAGAGCATTGTTTTCTGCCCAGGTTCCTTGATCTACAATTTCCTGAATGACGGCGCCGATGTTAGCGCCCGAAGTCGGACTTCCATTGGGTGCTCCCCAGCGCCATTCCGTGTCTGCCTCGGCGCCCAAATTGGTAGAATTCCATTGAACAGATGCGGTTGTCCTAGATCGTGCATCTATGTCATTCGATCCCGTAGTAAATGTGCCAGGATTACCACTAAGTTCGCCGCGCAGTTGATGTTGTGGCTCATCTGCAATATTAGTATTGATGAATATACTCATCCAAGCCGTGTCTATGTTGGCACCAACTGGAACAGGAACGGTCGTCCATCTAAGACCAGCGTGTTCGGTTGTAGAGTCTATGTTCTCATTATTGCCGTTGATCACGACGTTATCATTGCTTGCCTGAGCAGCATCATCACTGCCTGCTCCCACCTGCTCATCAATCGTGGTATCAATCTCAATCGGATAGTCTGCCGTCTGAAGCCATCCAATCGGGATTCGGTGCTCAACAAACAGGTTCGGCCCGGTCCTACGCAGCCTGAACGTCCCCAGCAATTCATCCGGGTCTTGGTCCTCGACTGGCGCGCCATTGGAGCGGGGAAGATTGAATGTCCACAGGACCTCGCCTGTCCCCTGATGACGGAATTCAATGTAGCCCTGGGTATTGACCGGGTTGTTGACCGCCCGATTCCACAGGACACCGTTTACAAAGATGTCCAGATTGTTTGAGACCTGGAAGATGAACTGCAACCGGGCAACCGGGTTGCCGCCTGCGATGATCTGAGCAGTTGGGGCTGGCCACCGCGAAGCCTGATCCACCACCAGGCGTTTGTCCAGCCGTGCGGTCTGCGTCTGCCAGCGCAGGTCCATGCCCGGCCCGAATGCGCCTTGCCAAAACAGGACATCCTCGTCTTGGACGACCGCACTCACCGACTGCGGGTTGGCGATAGCCTGAATCTGATCTAGGTCGTTGGTGTACTGGAGTTGCTGCGGCTGGAAGGTGACGCTTTCGCCCGTGCCTGGATGGACATACTTGACGATCTGGCCCGAGGAGAAGTTGGCTAGAGCGAATGCGTTGTAGCCAGCCTGCACCATCTGGAAGTTCCAGGGAGCAACACCTGGCTGCCAAGCAGAATTGATCTCCTGGTCCTCGGCCGGCCCGTAGTGCATCGGGCCAATGCCGAGG